GGGTTTTGTTTTTTCTAGCCTTTATCTTCCTAAAGCTCTTCACGATACTAAGCTCATGCTACCTGAAAACGTAAGACAGCTATTCTTAGCCTGGAAAGAGATCCCTGCCCACACCTGCAGATGCGTCACCCATGTGAATGCCAAGGGAGAGCCTTTAGCCCTGATTATGGTCTGTGAGAGAGAAAAGAGGTGGCGCAGGTACTGTGACGCTAGAAATAGGGTCATGGAAAAGCTCATGGGGCGTGGATATAAGATCAAACTTAATGACATTTTTAATGAGGATGAATTTGGCTAGATCTTAGATGCCTTCTTACCTGTGAACTTTTCCCAGCGATCGATAATGACCTGAACGTACTGTGGATCAAGCTCCATCATGAAGCACTTACGCTTGGTCTTTTCACATGCGATGAGGGTTGAGCCTGAGCCGCCGTAAGGATCAATGACAGATCTAGGATCATAATCGTTGAGTATATTTTGAAAAAGACCTACGGGTTTTTGTGTTGGATGAACCCTTTTATTTAGTTCATCTTTACGGTCACCTTCTCTTGTCATACCAGCCCAAGTAAACTTATAAACCTTTACAGCCTTCTTATCGATATTTGTCCATGCTAACTCTGCTCCAGAAAAATCAGTTCCATCTGGCATCTCTTTATTCCATACAATCCAGTGAGGCGAGGTAGGCAGCTTGTTAGAAAAATGATTAGCCCCCCAAATTATTTGCAGTTCACATAAGGATAAAAGAAAAGTTGGATCGAATGGTTTATCATCACCAATTATAGGGCGATAAACGCCGCATTTAGCTTTTCGGTTGCCACCAATGTTATCGTCGGGCTTTACAACGTTCATCCCGTAAGGCGGGTCAGTGAAAACCATATCAGCCTTCTCACCACCCATGAGTTTATCTACTTGCGCTTTATCAGTTGAGTCACCACAGAGAAGCCTATGTTCACCTAACTGAAACATGTCGCCAAGCTTTATGTCAGTCTCAACTCGGGCCTCTGGAACCTCATCTTCATTTGATTGAAATTGTGGCTCGTCGCCAAACTCTTCTTGAAACTCTTCAAAGTCAAAATGAGGGATATCAAACTTAAGATCTAAAGCCATTGGGTCAATCTTGAAGGTTTCGGTAAACTCATAGAGACCATCATTTGTTGAATGAGCATATTGAGACGAGCCTTGAAGAATACGCCTAGCTGCCATCTCGTCTGACTCCCAATCAATCTCAGTACAAGGAAGCTCCGGGCACTCATAGCCTTCCTTTTCGACCATGGTCTTAACAACCAAAACCCGATGCCAACCATCTTGTGTGACATAACCCTTTTTAGGATGCTTGGTCACATTGACGGGGAAGGCAAACCCGGTTTCAGCAATCTCGTCTCTTAGCTTTTTATAGTTCTCTCTAGAAAGCTCTTTTAAGTTGCCTTGGATAGAATTGATCGCCGAATACGGCAAAGTAAAAGAACCACGACACTTAATATCGATTTTAGGCAAACCCTTAACCCTCCCAATAACAATCCCGAATAAACAATACTGGCTCACCTATAAGCAAGTTCATTTAGTTACTGGAAGGGTCAGGGCAACTCATAGGCTACTGGCTTTTTTTGAAGATCACGAATTTTTTGGTGGGCTAAAGTTATGTCGCTCTGCAGCTTTGGAATCACGTGTAAAAACTCATTGAGCCTTTGGATCTGAATGTCTAATTTCTGAATGGCCATGGTGTTCGCTATAAGCGCTTCTGACTGGCTTTGCTCCCTCACCTTCTTATCGGTATACCATTGCTGGAAAAACCAAGCAGCCGACTTTATAAGAGCAATAAAGATCATAAGTAGCCCACACAGCAGAGCCACTGTTACCGCAGGTGGTAAATCCTTGATGACCTCGACCATGTGAGTTAACCTTTTTAAGAGAGTTTCGGCCCTTCCGTAGGCCCCAAGTCCCGTCCGTGGGTTCCCCTCGCATCCTTAAAGATATAATATTTACAAGAATAAGAAAATCAGCGATTATGACCTCACTCCAAGTTGAAACGGTCATATCAGTCTCTCGATGCCTCCTGGCTCATCCTGGGAGGCATTTTTATTGGCAATTAGTCGAAGCAAAAGAACCATACATGGTCGTGTAACAGTTAACAGGGTCAGGTGTCTTGTTTGGTTGGCTAATTGAGTCACCAAAAGCCTGCATACTACGGCTAGCGTTATAACCAGCTTGTCTCCACTCGGCGGTTGAACAACCTGAAGCCAACATCAACACCAAAGAAATAAGTGATAATTTTAAATTCGTCATATTCACCTCCCGAACTATATACACAGTATGTCATAAAACTATTGATTTTGCAAGTGGACTTATGTAAGTTAAGTTATATAACTGCACTTAGAGGAGTTTTAAAAATGATTTTAAGGGGTAAGAAATATCGTTGTCCCGTATGCAATGAGATAAGAGAACGCGGCTCTTATATTCGAGTAGGAGGCAGCGGTGTTCTTTCTGGTATGGAAATTAAAGTGTGCCTACGAGGCATTTGTTTAAAAATAGCTAAAACTGGTAGTGGACTAAAAGAGGTGATTTTATGCCCGACAAATTCAGTGAAAAAGTTAAAGCAAAAATAAAAAATCAAATCGGTCGAGAACCAAACGACGACGAAATTGCCAGAACCGTCAACGGCGCTGGCCTGCTTGGTCTACAAGTAGACGAAATGATCGACATGATTTTTAAAGAAGAGTTTTTCGCAGGCCCTAAAAAGCCCGATGAAACTAATGAATCATAACCCCAGCCGTAAGCCCAATTATTACCCCTAACCCAAACCACCCAATCAAAGCCCCCACTGAGTCATGTATCTCAACGTCAGGGGCTGGCGGGTTAGCTAGGTAAATATCAAGCTCTTTTTGCACCTGTTTTGCTTCAAGGTGCCCTATTGTGTACACCCGGTACCGATCAGGGTTCACAAGCACCCCAAAATAGGGGGAAGGTTCTCCCATTTGCAAAATGGTGTCAGGTAGGCTTATCAGTTTTGTCGGCGTCTCTCTGTAGCTCTGCGCTCTCGTCGTTATTGAGCTTAACAAGGTCAGTAAGAGGCATAGAATTAATACGGTCTTTGATTTCATTCATATCCATTTTAAGTTTATTTTTCTGATTAAGGGTAGAGCTTTTCCAGTAATTGATGGCTAAATAAAGAAAAGCCCCGCCAGCTAAGAGGAAACAAAAAGTTTGAATTAATCGAATTATAGCATCAATGTAGGTCATACGCGTAAGCCTATAGGGGAATAAGTGGCCAAAGCAACCATAGAAAATCCACGAGTTTTACTAAACTACGTTTTAAACCTCATCGCTCGGGATATAAAATCAATCTACACATTAAGTGAGGCCGGAAAACTAGACCACGAGGTCGCAAATGACCTTGTCAGATACTCTGGCGCCTTGTTAGCTATTATTAAAGACATGGATTCTGATCTTGAGAAAAGTAAAAAGAAAATAGCCACACTTTCAAAAGCAGAGCTTGCAGAAAAAGCTAGAAGCGCATTGAAGCTTTTTGAGGACTCAATTGAACAAAACTCAAAGCCTTGAATTTAAAGAAGATGAAATTCTAATCAGGGACATGACCTCTGATGACATTAACTTTGTCGCAGCCTCTTGGCTTTCTTCCTATAAAACAGAAAGCTCTTTTGCCTTTAAAATCTCACGACCCGTTTTTTTCAAAGGCCATGGCCTTGTCGTTAATCACATTCTTCAAAAACCCACGACAAAAGGCTTTGTCATCCACCACTTTGAAGAGCCTGATCTTATCTTGGGCTATCTCGTCATGGAACTTGTTGAACCAAAACCCATCTTTCACTACCTTTATATTAAAGGCCGGTTTAGAAACCTAGGGTTTGCTAAAAGACTTCTCTTACATACTAAACTTGACCCAACAACTTGTGAGTTTACTCACTGGACCTATCCAATGAATGAGATTATTTCAAAACTCCCAGGTATGTTATATAACCCTTACGCCCTTTAGGAGGCCCTATGGACGAAGCACCCAAACCAAAAAACGCTCTACTTCAAAAGTACTTAAATCACTGTGCCGTCTTAGGTGAAAAAGAAATTAATGTTCACATGTTCCAAGAAGATATTATTAAAATAAAAAAAGAATTAATTGAGCTCTATAACCAAGTCAGAGAGCTAGAGAAAAAAGAACAAGAGGAAAAAGAAAATGTCCAAAGAAAAGACTGAGAAAATCTCACGCGTTATTTTTCAAGAAGGTGGAATCCAGGTGCTGGCTTCAGGGGTGAAAAACTCCATGGACTCAGTCAGAGACAAATGCGAGTTTGAACTCAAACCAGGCATCCTCATCATTACTTCAGACAAAATTAAAACCATGGTCCCTCTGAGCCACGTAAAGCAAATGGACTACTTAGACCTGTAAATGGGTTTTAATGACCTGGCTTTAGCTCAAGCAGCGCTCGAAGCTCTCATTGATCAAACTTTTAAGCGGTTTGACATAAATGAGTTTTGCTTCCCTGAACAATTAGCCTTTATCAAGGACCCAAAAACCCTAAAGACAGCCGTGTGCTCAAGACGTGCTGGGAAATCTGTGGCCTGTGCCGGTGATCTCATCGATACAGCCGTAAGCTTCCCAAACACCGTAAGCCTTTACATCACACTCTCTCGTAAAAACGCTAAGCGCATTATTTGGCCAGAGCTTATGAGAATAAATACACAGTATGATCTTAATGCCACGCCAAACGAAACGGATCTTTCTCTCAAATTCCCAAACGGAAGCATGATCTATTGCTCTGGCGCTAAAGATAAATCAGAGATCGAAAACTTCCGAGGCCTAGCTCTTAAAAAGGTCTACATCGATGAAAGTCAATCGTTTCGTGACTACATCCGGGACCTCATTGACGACGTTATTTCAAAGGCTCTTTTTGATTACAACGGAACCCTTTGCCTCATAGGAACCCCAGGTCTTATACCAAAAGGCTATTTTTACGACTGCGCTACATCTGATAAATATTCACATCACGCCTGGACTATGTTTCAAAACCCGCATTTAGAAATTAAATCAGGGAAAAAAGTAATAGAGCTAGTCAACGACGACTGTGAACGCATGGGCGTTTCAATCGACCATCCAAAGATCCAGCGTGAATGCTATGGGCGCTGGGTTGTAGATACGGAAAGCCTGATCTTCAAATACGACGAGAAAATAAATCACTACGACCATCTTCCAGAGGTTAATGCCAAGTGGGAATACATCATAGGTGTGGACATAGGACATGATGACGCTGATGCCATAGCCGTTATTGGTTGGAACCCGAAAGTTAAAGAAGCTTATTTAATTGAAGAGTTTGTAAAAGCCAAACAAGGCATTACTGAGCTTGCAGACCAAATCGATAAGTTTATCAAAAAATATGACCCCCTCAAAGTAGTCATGGACACCGGAGGCCTTGGTAAAAAGATAGCTGAAGAATTAAAAACAAGAAGATCTCTCCCCATTGAAGCTGCACAAAAATCAGAGAAAATGAGTCACATTGAATTACTCAACGATGCCATGAGAACAGGGAAATTCTTTGCTAAAAAAGACTCCCTATTTGCGCAAGACTGCTTTCTAGTTGAGAAAGACACCGACAAATCAAGAATCGATAAGGTTGTAATCAGTGATAAGTATCATAGTGACGTTTTAGACGCTGCGCTTTATGGATTTAGGGAAGCCTTTCACTGGCTTTATGAAGCAGAACCTATCAAAACTAAGCCAAATAGCCCTGAATTCTTTCAAGAACAAGCCGATGATATGGAAAAGCAGTTGATAAACCAGCTAAAACAAGCAAAAGAAGATGACATATGGGGCGATTCTGGTTGGTACAGCTAACAAAATTGTGCCAATATCAGTACAAAAGGGGCCAATGACACCTAAAAACATGCGGGAATTGATCAAAATAGCTAAAAAACACGGCCTAAAACGCCTAAAACTAGGTACTTTTGAAGCTGAATTCTTTGAGAAATCTCCCAAAAGGGTGGGTATACCAAGGGGTCTTAAAAACCTGAAAGTAGATCAAGTGTCACCCCCAACAGAAGATGAGTTGTTATTTTGGTCAAGCGGCACAGATATAAAAGCCGAAAGAGAATTTGCAGAAGAGAAGATCCAAAAACAACAACAATAACACCCTGGGGTAAGACAACATGGCAATCGACTTCACGAAGTTTCGAACCGACGGATCATCCCCTGATGATGATAAAAATATTGATCGCAAATGGTGGCTCGCTAATAAAACAGATAGACCCGAAGCCATCGGACGTATCGTAAACTTCATTGCTCAAAATGATTCCATCAGACACCACCAATACCAAGTCTCAGCCAGACTTTATGGCAACACTCAGTTAGTCGGTGCTAGCGGATACTCAGCCCCCACAAAACGCTCTGTCGAAAATGCCATCAAAGATAGATTAACTAGAAACGTTTGCCAGTCAGGTATCGACACAATAACGGCCAAAATGTCTAAGAATAAACCAAGGCCTATATTTCTAACATCGGGAGGGGATTATAAACTCCAAAGAAAAGCTAAAAAACTTGATAAGTTCATTGAAGGCATATTTTACGAAAACGAAGCCTACAAAAAAGGACCCGCCGCCTTTACAGACGCAGGAGTATTGGGGGATGGGATTATACACGTCTACAACTCCTTTAACCGAGTCAAATGGGAACGTGTCATTCCAAGTGAACTATACGTTGACTGGGTCGAGGCGTTCTACGGCGAACCCAGGCAAATGCATCGAGTTAAGAATGTTGATCGAGACGTCCTCATCGAAACCTTTCCGAGATTTAGAAATAAAATACTAGACGCCCAAGGCGCTTCCCTCATCCGAACAGGTGAAAATCAAAACGTCGCAGACCAAGTCACATGCATCGAATCATGGCATTTACCATCAGGGCCTGAAGCTAACGATGGCCTTCATTCTGTTTGCATCGCTAACCAAGAGCTCTTCTCAGAACCCTGGACTCGCCCCAACTTCCCCTTTGCAAAGCTCCCATGGGCTAGACGCATGTACGGCTACTGGGGACAAGGTGGCGTTGAGCAAATTCAAAACATCCAATTAGAACTAAATAAAATACTTTGGGTTATCCAAAGATCAATTCATCTAGCAGGCTCTTTTAAGGTCTTACTTGAAAACGGATCTAAGATTGTTAAGGAATATCTTAATAACGATATCGGCGCCATTATCACCTACGCAAACACCCCACCACAATTTGTAACCCCACCCGTCGTACCAGTCGAACTCTACCAACAAGCCGTTAATCTTATTAACTATGCCTATGAACAATTAGGTGTCTCACAACTCTCAGCCGCTTCTAAAAAACCAGACGGCCTAGACTCTGGTAAAGCGCTTCGAGAATTCAATGACATTGAATCTGATAGGTTCACAGTCCTTGGACAAAACTATGAAAACTTCTTTTTAGAGTTAGCAAAACTCTCTATTCAAGAGGTGAAGGCAATCTACAAAGACCAAAAAGAATATAAGGTCCAAGTCCCAGGTAAGAAGTTCATCGAAACCATTGATTGGGATGATATCAATCTTGAAGATGACGAGTTTTACATGAAAATGTTCCCCGTCTCTTCTCTCCCAAATGAGCCAGCAGGCCGACTTGAAACCATTCAAAACTATATCCAAGCAGGCTTCTTATCCCCAAGACAAGGCAGACGCCTCTTAGACTTCCCAGATCTGGAACAAATTGAATCCCTTCAAAACTCAACAGAAGATTACCTGCATGAAATACTAGAAAAGATTGTTGATGAAGGGGAATACACACCACCTGAACCCTTTGATGATTTGCACCTTGCTCAAGAGCTGGCCCTTGAATACTACGCTCAAGGTAAATGTAATGGTTTAGAGCCAGAGAAACTTGAAATGCTAAGAACCTTCTTAGATCAAGTACAACAATTAGTTGCTAAAGCAACCCCACCACCGATGCCCCAAGGAGGTATGCCTCAAGCACTACCCGAAGCAGCACCGGTGAGTGATCTTTTACCAAATGTCCCGGGAGGAGTTTGATTGGGTCAGGTCCTTAAATCCACAGACGTTAGATACTTTACCTTTTACGTTCAGTTCCCAGACGGGGAAACTAAATGGCATCAAATCCCCTTCATTCATGACCTCATGTTTGAACTAAAACGTGTGGCCATCAGACTTAGGTCTTTAGGTGTGAGTGATCACCCAGGCTTTGAACGAGATATCCTACAAAAGGGTGAGTATAAGTGGACAGATAATAGAAAAAACAAATGGCTTCTAAGAGTCGAAACTAAGCCAAGAAAAGATAATTGGATCTAAAGGAGATAGAATGAGTGTACAAGGTGTAGAGACAGCAGCCCAAGTCCCCACAACAGAAGTTAAACCCGAAGTCACCCAAGCAGCACCACCGCCAACCACGCCTGAAGTCAAAGAAACCGAACGTCCGCAATTTGCAGCTATTGTTAAGAAAGAAAAACAAATCGTTAGAGAACGACAAGCCATTAAAGCTGAGCGTGAACGCTTAGAATTAGAGCGTATGGCCTTCCAAAAAGACATTGAAGCCATGAAGCGCTTTAAAGAACTCTCTAACCCCATGGACGCCCTTAAAGAAAAAGGGTGGTCATATGAGGATCTAACAAATTTCGTTCTCCAAGAAGGCAAAGTCCCACCTGAGAAACTTGTGGGCGATATTAAAAAGGAACTTGAAGAATTCAAAACCCAGCAACAACAAGAGCGTGAAAAACAAGCCCAAGAAGCAAAAGAACGAGCTGAACTTGAAATGCAGCAAGTGGTTGAAAACTTTAAGAATGAAACAAATCAATTCATCCAAACTAATAAAGACACCTATGAATTAATTAATCTGCATGATGCTTCAGAGGTCGTGTTTGCTACCGTGGAAGAGCACTTTAATAAGACTAATAAAATACTAAGCATTAAAGAAGCCTGTGATTTAGTTGAGAAATACTTAGAAGATGAGACTACAAAAGCCCTATCTACTAAGAAACTATCAGCTAAATTTAAATCCCTTGAAGCCGATAAGACAAAAGAAGAGCCTGGAGCCGTTCCAGCTAAGGGATCGCCCAAAACTCCGGATTACACGAGTTTTACTCTGAATAACACCATGACACCCGGAGCTGGAGCTGGACCCGTGGCAGCTAAAACATTAGAAGATAGAATGCGTCGGGCTATGGCAGTACTTGATAAACGCCAAGCATAATGCAAGTATGAAATAAGAAATTAGTGAGCGGTAAGAAGAAAAGTTTCCTAAAACATAATGAGAGTGTGTGTTTACCACTCTAGATAGAACCCCAATAGACGCTAAAAGATAAATACTGCGTCGAAAATAGAAACAATTTGAAAATTAACTTTTAACTCTATTGGGAGAATATATATGAGTTCGTCTACATATCTTGATTTAACAGCGATGAACGCGGCACTTAAGGAACTCTATGACGGACAAGTCGTAGAAAACGAAGTGTACGCGGACAACCCTTTCCACGCTATGGTTCCTAAGAAAACTGACTTCGGCGGTAAATACAAACCAGTTCCCATTCAAACTGGCGTGTCGCAAGGCCGATCATCTGTGTTTGCAAACGCTCAGACCAACCAGTCTGCTGCTCAATTGCAAAGCTTCTTGTTAACACGCAAAAGCGATTACTCCATTGCAACCATCGATAACCAAACGATGTTAGCATCTGCTACTGACAAAATGGCCTTCTTGGACGGCGCAAAGCTCGTTATCGACTCTGCTATCCGAGCCATCACCTTATCGTTAGCTTCTGCTGAATTCCGATCAGGTACTGGTTCCATTGGTCAAATCACCAGCATTTCAACTGGCGTTATCACACTCTCGAGTGCTGCTGACGTTGTTCAGTTTGAAGTGAACATGGTTTTGCAAGCTAATGCTACTGACGGTGGTACACCTCGTGCTGCTCTCGGTTACGTTATTGCCGTAAACCGATCTGCTGGCCAACTCACTGTTGCTTCTTCAGGCTTAGGTGGCGCTGCTGCTACACCTTCAGGCTGGACAGCTAACGACTTCTTGCTTGTGCAAGGTGACGTTAATAACAAAATCTCAGGCTTAGCTGCTTGGCTCCCTGCCACTGCACCTACTTCTGGTGACAACTTCTACGGCGTTGATCGCTCTGTCGACACTGTTCGTTTAGCAGGCGTTCGTTATGACGGATCTGCTCAGTCGATCGAAGAGTGCTTGATTGATTCAAGCGCACTTCTCGCTCGTGAAGGTGGAAAACCTGACGTTTGCGTTATGAACTATCAATCCTACGGCGCTTTGGAAAAAGCCCTGGGTGCAAAAGTTCAATACATCGACATGAAAGGCCCCGGCGAGATCGCTTTCCGCGGCATCATGGTTAACGGTGCAAGCTCAATGATTAAGGTATTCCCTGACAGAAACTGCCCTGCTCTTAAAGCCTACTTGCTCCAAATGAGCACATGGGAACTTGATAGCTTGGGTGATGCTCCTCAGATCCTCCGCTACGGCGATGGTCTTGAGATGCTTCGTGTTTACAACGCTGATGCCGGTGAAGTCCGAGTTGGTTACTACGCCAACTTAGCTACCCGTGCCCCAGGTTGGAACGCTAACTTGATCTTGAGTGCTTGATTAGAGTTTAAATTTAAGGGTGGGATATTTGGTCTCACCCTTCTTTTCGCCAGGGGGGCTATGGCGAATCGGAGACCGCCCACTAGCTTTAGCTAGAAAGGAAATGTTTTATGGCAAATAGGTATATGCAACAGTTTTGGAACTCTTTTATTAAAGGGAAGGCCAGTCTTTTTGGTCAAGTAGCCATTGGAGCTACTGGCGCTCCCACACTGAGTGCCATTAACTCAATGGGCATTACATCAATCACAAGAAACTCTGCAGGTAACTACACCATCGTACTTAACGATACATGGGTGAAGTTCTTAGGCTTTCACGCAACAGTCATTGATAGTGGAACACAAACCGCTGCTATGATTTATGTGGTGAGTGAAACCGTTGCTACCGCAGCTACTAAGAACATCGTAATTCAGTGCCAAGATTTTGCAGGCGCTGCTGTCGATCTTCGTAACGGTGCTACTTTGAGATTTGAAATTGTCCTTAACAATAGCACTGCTATTTAATAGGAAAGGGAAAATCTTATGGCAATGACTGCTACGATAGCCTCAGTTCCAGCTTCTGCTGCAAAGATTGGTCAAGAGATCAACTACGCTCTGACCATTTCTAACTCTGGTGGCGCTACTGTTAACGTGAACGTGATTGATCCTTTGGTTTACGTCACAGGTGCTCCGGTTGGCTCAATCGCTTGTTCAAGTTATGCAATTCAAAACTCCATTTCAGGTGCTGCAGGCCCTAAAGTAGTTTTGCCGGTAGCTGCTTCTGGAAGTATTGTTGTTAACTTCACAGTGAAGATCTTTGCCGCTGGCTCTTATTCGGTGGGTGCTGTTTGTTATAGCGATGACGGGTCTGTGTTTAGCCCAACCGCTGCAACAATGGCAATCACGGTGGTGAGCTAATATGGCAATGACAGCGACTATTGCGGTAAGTAGTGCGACCGCAAAACCTAATAAAGAACTCGTGGTTACTCTCACAGTTAGTAACTCAGGTGGGTCAGCTATCAATATGCAAAGTGTTCTGACAACTTGTGTGCAAACCGGTAACGCTGGAAGTATTCCAGCCGCCGCAGGCTTTGGTTTAGCCCCTCTTGGGCCGGGCCAAAACATCTCAGTGCCAGCTTCAGGGTCTTTGATCTTGAAATATGGCATTGTGTTCTTTGCGCCTAGTATTGGAACGACTTATTCTATTGGAGCAATTTGCAATAGCGCTGATGGGTCAGTATTCTCACCGACAGCGGCTACTTGCACTGTGAGCAGCTACCCATGATTATGCCTGATAAGAAAAAGATTGCAGCGATCATCATCTCTAAGATGAAACCTAATGGAACAGAGAACTCACAAGATATGGTTCCTAAGGATAAGATGCCTGATAACTCTGATGCCCTAAAAAGCATAGCTGAGAGTCTTATCCAGAACATGGTGAGCCGGGACGCCTCGGGCGTCGCCGCGGCCCTTTGTGAATTCTTTGCAGCCATGGAATCTGCTGAAGATGAAGAGGAAAGTAATCTTAACCCAGAATTTGAATCGTAATTAGGGGGTATAGGGCATGGCAACGACAATGACGCTTGCGCAGTTACGTACGGCTGTTCGGCAACGGGCCGACATGCTCTATTCTCAATTTGTCACAGACTCTGAACTTAATTCTTATATTAATCAAAGTGCGTTTGAGCTTTATGACATTCTCATTCAGAAATTTGGGGATGATTATTATATCAAACAACCTGCTTACACTTTTCAGACTGATGGCACGAACTTTCTTTATGCTCTGCCTAGCGACTTTTATAAACTGGTTGGCGTTGACCTCGCCATTAACCAGTCGCCAGCTAGCTGGACTACTATTTGGAATTTTAATTTTGGAGCACGTAACGTTAACCCGGTTCCAAACGTACAAGGACTCTATGGGTTTTCTAATATTAGAGTTCGTGTTTCCGGTAATAATCTATGGGTTAGCCCTGTTCCTTCTGCTAATCAGACATTTCAGATCTGGTATGCCCCAAGGATGACAACCCTGTCAGCAGACAGTGACACGTTTGACGGGATCTCTGGATGGACGGAATACATCATTTGCGATGCCGCTATTAAGTGTAAAGATAAGCAAGAATCAGACACCCAAGTTCTTCTATTAGAAAAACAAGGCCTCATTCAACGTATTGAATCAGCAGCAGAGAACAGAAACGCTTCAGCCCCTGCGACTGTCATGGACAAGAGATCAAACGATGGCTACGGTTTCGGTGATGGTATGCAAGGTCCTGGGGGTGGGTTTTGGTATTAACATCAATCCCTGAAGTTCAGACAAATGATCGAACTATTAATAAGCTTCAAGACAATATTATCCCTCCACTCAACGTTATTATTAAAAATCCAATGACTAATGGTGTTTATTTAACAGAGCTAAGACTAGCTGCTGGCACTAATACGATTAATCATACCTTGGGTCGTAAACTTCAGGGATGGTTCCCTGTAAGGGTGAGATCTCAAGCCTTAGTCACAGATTTACAAGACACAAATCCGAACCCAACAAAGACGCTGATACTTGAAGCCTCTTCGACGGTTGTTATTGATATTTTTGCTTTTTAAAGGGGAATAGAAATGCCTACGACTACTACACCTTACATGAGTCTAATTTTGCCTGTTCCTACTTTAGAACCGGGGCCTACTTGGGCTGAAGAATTAGTAACAGCATATGAGACAATTGACTCTCATAACCATACATCGGGCCAAGGTGTGGCGGTTCCATCGACGGGCTTAAACATCAATGCTGATTTAAATATCAATAACTATAACTTTATCAATTTCAGAACCTCAAGATACCAAGACCAAGGCTCTTCATTATCTGACCCCACGGATGTTGGGTGCGTGTACATCGCAGGCGGAGATCTTTATTATAATAACGATACTGGTTTCCCAATTCAGATCACAGCCGGTAATGCTTTAAATGCGGCAAGTATCGGTGGGATTGGTGGGGATTACGCGACCTCGTCAGCTAGTGTTTATTATACGGCTGCGCAGACGACGTTTTACTTCACTCAAGCCTCAAATCAAGTTGCTTTATTAGCCGGTGGTGCATATTCTTTTTACGAAGATCTGCTTTCGGGGTTTGCAACAACTGTTCAAGCCTCACCATCAATTGCCGCATCATACACTCTCACATTGCCTACCGCGTTGCCTGCTAGTCAGGCAGTCCTGAGCTCAAACGCATCAGGAGTCATGAGCTTTGCCGTCGTAGACAATTCAACATTAGAGATTTCATCTAGCACGCTACAGATAAAAGACCATGGTGTGACACAAGTTAAAAAAGCTCTCATGTCAACAGGCACAACAGTAGGGGCAGGGAACTTAGCTATTAGTTCTGATTGCGGGAACTTTGCATCTAATACGACAAGTTATGTAGACGTTACAAATTTTGAATTAACGATAACGACAACAGGTAGACCTGTCTATATATCGACTATTCCATTAGCTACATCTGGCGCTAACGTAGGGTATTTTGAAATAGGTGGAACTAATACCACTGACACTTTAAATGCCTACGTAAAAATTTTAAGAGATGGTACTAAAATAGCTGAAACGTTATTCAGTTTTACTGGGCCATCAGGATCATTTCATTTTGATGTAACTTATCCACCGGCTTCTGTAATGTTTTTAGATGTAGTAACTGCTGGAACGTATACGTATAAAATGCAAGTATATGTGCCAGTATCAACGACAACTATTACCGTTAACCGTTGCCAAATGGTAGTGTGGGAAATTTAAATGGCTTTGCAAAAGCAAAACATTTCAATCCCTTTTGCTCAAGGGATAGACACCAAGACCGATGATAAACAAGTCGGCCCTGGTAAATTGCTTACTTTGCAAAACGCTCGCTTTATCTCACCCCTAAAACTTCAAGTCAGACCTGGGTTTGAAGCCTTTGGAAAGACATACATTGGCTCTTCGACAACCATAGATAAAGGGATTGCCCTTTCAACCTTTCAAGATGAGCTACTTGTAAGTGATGGAGCTAATATCAACTCCTATGATGAAGGCAATGACGCCTGGTCATTAAGAGGTAGACAGTATACAGTAGGGTTTGATGCAAAACCTATCTTGAGAAACAATTATCAACAAACATCTCAAGACTCAGCCATGCATGAGATTGGACTTCAGGTGTTTGCCTGGGAAGATTCGTCAGGTGGGGTTAGGTATTCAATCCTAGACATGAATACAGGCCTACAAGTTGTAACAAACGCCCTTGTTGACGCAACCGGCGTACAACCTAAATGTTATGCGTTAGGCAAATACTTATTAATTCTGTACGTTGACCCTATTAACAGTATTTTGAAATACAGATGTATTACAGTCACTAGTCCTACAACCTTAAATGCTGCAATTAATCTTCAGACTGATATTGACGGGACTAATTATAATTACGATGCGTCATTAGTCTCAGTAAGACTGATGGTTGCCTATAATAACGACACGGGTGGGATCACTTGCTTTTATTTAGACTCTTTTTTAGCTAAATCAGCTTCAAGAGTTATTGCAGGGCAAGTAGCCAGTGTTTGTATCAACGTGGTTGGGGATGCATCACAAAACGTATGGGTGAGCTTTTATAACGGGACGTCAGTTAAGACGTTTATTCGTGACTATAGCTTATCATCAACAGCTGTTCTTGCGACAACCACGGTAGAAACTCTAGCAAGTGTTAGAAACATTACAGCCAATGTCCAAGGGACCACAGGCACCATCATTTATGAGGTCAGTGCGGCCGCTACTTATAATCATTTTATTAGAAAAAACACGCTGACATTAGCAGGTGTTGTTGGGACGGCCTCTAATATTGTGCGCTCTGTAGGACTTGCGTCTAAATGTTTCTATTACAATGGTAACTTACTATTCCTAGCCGCGTATGAGAGCCCACTTCAACCAACGTATTTCTTTATTGATTCTACAGGCTATGTCGCTGCAAAAGTTTCCCCTCAAATAGCAGGGGGGCTTACTAAAAAAAGTATTTTGCCAGAGGTTAATGAAGTTTCAGACGGTATTTATCAAATCTCTTATCTGCAACAAGACTATGTCAGTACCGTAAGCGGGAATGTTTATTCTCTATTAGGGGTGATGCAGTCAGAAGTTAATTTTAATAGTGATGCGATTGTAAGTAGCTCACTTGGCAATAATCTTCATATGTCTGGTGGCTATTTAACGATGTATGATGGGGTGTCGATTGTTGAGCATGGCTTTCACTTATTCCCAGAGCCTGTTACCGCAAGCACAAGTGGTGCTGGAGGTAGCATTGCTGCCGGTACTTATTTGTATTCTGCTGTTTATGCTTGGACAGATAATTTTGGCCAAATACATAGGTCCGCTCCCAGTGTTCCGGTCTCTGTTACAACTACTGGCGCTACTAGTACTAATACTATTACTGTACCGACTCTTAGGTTAACAGCTAAGCAGGCGCCTGCATCACCTATTTCAATAGAGCTTTATAGAACTGAAGATGCAGGACCTATATTTTATAGAGTGTCGTCTGTTTCTTCTCTTACCTACAATTCAACAACAGCTAACACTGTTACTTTCACAGACACACTTATTGATGCAGATATTATTGGCAATGAGCAGCTCTATACGACTGGCGGGGAGCTTGAGAACATCGAAGCCCCAGCTTCACAGATCATGTTTCAGTATAAAAATAGAATGATTGTCATCCCAAGTGAGCAGCCTTTTTCATGGTGGTATTCAAAGCAAGTCATTCCAGGCTCCCCTGTCGAATTCTCAGATGCGTTTGTTAATAACATAGATCAGAGGGGTGGGCCTATTTCGGCAGGCGCTGTTCTTGATGAAAAGGCTATATTCTTTAAAGACTCTGAGATCTTTTACGTTGTAGGAGATGGTCCCGCGGCAACGGGTGCTAATAATGACTTCACACAAGCTCAATTAATAACAACGGACGTTGGGTGCTCTGCTCCAAGATCTGTGGTGAGGATGCCGTTAGGTTTAATGTTCAAATCTAAGAAGGGTATTTACTTATTAGATAGGTCTTTAAATGTTAATTACATTGGTAAAGACGTTGAGGCTTATAACCAAGATGCCGTGACGTCTGCTGTTTTGTTAGAGAACCAGAATCTTGTTAAGTTCACTTTAGATTCAGGCGTCATTCTTTGTTACGACTACTTTGTTGGCCAATGGAACGTTGATACAAATCTAAGTGGCGCGGATGCCACGATCTTTCAAAACGAATACACGTTTTTATGGCCCAATGGCATGGTTTATAAAGAAACGCCAAACGGGTTTACTGATAATGGCAACTTTATCAAGATGAAGGTGACAACAGCATGGCTAAGCTTTGCTGGCATTCAAGGGTTTCAGAGAATATGGAAGTTGTTACTTTTAGGCGAATATATCTCAAGCCACAGACTACGGGTCCAGGTAGCGGTTGATTTTAACGATGCTATCGTTCAAGAGACCTACATTGACGCAGGGGATTTACTAGCCACACCTAACTTCGGGTTACCAGATGATGAGAACTTTGGTGATGAGGCATACTTTGGTGGAGCACCTCAGACGTATCAATTTAGGATAGACATGACGAGGCAGTCTTGCCAGTCGATGCAATTTACAATCGAGAATGTGCCTGAAGTAACATATGGCAGATGTTTTTCTTTAAGCTCAATGGCCTTAGAAGCAGGCATTAAGGTTGGCCTGAACAAGATGGCTCAATCAAGGACGTTTGGTTGATGGTTAGGCTTTATGAAGAGACGGATTATGATCAAATTGCTAGTTGGTTCAAGCTAAGAGACATGAATGTTCCACGTAGAACATTTCTGCCTCCGGTTGGTTATATAAAGCCGGATGTAGCAGCGGGGTTTTTAGTGTCGTGTGATAATAATATGGGGATATTGGATTTCTATATTACTAATCCCACGTCTCCTAAAGAAGAAAGAAGTGCATCTCTTACTGAGATTACTTTGTCTCTTATTGGTCACGCTAAGTTTTTAAAACTCGAAGCATTAAAGGCTGACACGCAAGTCGAGGTAGTAAAAGAATTGTGCTTTAAACATGATTTCAAATATGTGGGTGAATATTCCACTTACGTTAGGGAGATATAACAATGGGTAGCGCATTAGGTGCCGTCGCTGGACCAGTAGCTGGCATTTTGGGTGGGATAGCTGGAAACAATGGAGCCTTTGGTTCTAAGAATACATTTAGTGCTCAATCGGCACCCCTTATCACTCAAGCTGATCTCAAAGAACAAATTGGCGCATCCCAATTAAGATACGGGGATACGTTCAATAATCAAAATGCTTTAGCTAGAGCGTTACTTGCTCAGTCACAAGGGCAGGGGCCATCGCTTGCACAGATGCAATTGCAGGATGCAACTAATAGAAATATTCAACAAGGTGCGGGGCTTATTAGTTCCCAAAAAGGGATTAACCCAGCGCTTGCTGCAAGACTCATTGCCAATCAATCAGCTAATGCTAACCAACAAGCTGCAGGCCAATCAGCTCAAGCAAGACTAGCTGAGCAGATGCAAGCCCAACAACAATTGCAAGGATTGTATGGCCAGATTGCAGGCCAAGAAATAAATCAAAACCAACTCTATCAACAAGCTTTAGCTAACCAAAACCAACAAGCCCTTGGGAATACTTCCCAAATGAATCAGTACAATGTAGGGACGGCAAAGCAAAATGCTGACTGGGGACAACAACTTCTAGGCGGTGTTACGAAGGGCATCTCATCTTCTCTTGGTTTGTCATCTACTCAGCCGGAAGAAAAGGCTATGGGTGGGGTCATAGAGGGGAAAGCTGAAGTTCCAGGAGATAGCCCTGTTAACGATAAAGTCCCAGCAATGCTAAGCCCTGGTGAGATCGTTATCCCAAGGTCGGCTGCTAAAGACCCCGAGAAAGCAAAAGCTTTCATTGACCATATTAAGAAAAGTAAAAGCTCTGAGTCATCTTCTTCTGATGAAGGGCCTAGTTATGGGAAACTTTTAGAACAACACCGTAAATTACAGCAACGCGTTCAAGATCTTGAGAAGAAAATAAAGGGGGCCTAATGCCTTATTCGTTAATTGATGAGGATGATAAGGTTTTTAAAGTTCAACATAAAGACGGATCTGTGTTTCCTGTTGCTAAACTTGGATTATCTAAGAAATTGCAGGACAAAATTAGAGCGATGAGTAAGCCTGAAAAAATGTATGATGGTGGGGTTGCTCAGAAAGCACCTGCTGATGAATTCGTATCAGGTCTGGACCAAAACCAGGCACCTAATTTAGGTGTAATGTCTAGTATGCCAGTAGTGCCAACTCAGGCAGAAACACCGATTATTGAACAGCCTGCCTTAGACCCAATAACACAAACAGGCCAAAGCGCTTATCAACAACGACTTGATTTTTTAAATCAAAACCTACAAGGCCTACCACCCGAAGAGCGCGAGAGACAAGCTCTTGAATATGGGATGCAGGCTAAAAAGATTGCAGAAAATCAGGATAAGGCGAAAAAGGTTTTCGACGAGAGAGATAAGCAATTAGCGCAAGCAAAATTAGAACAGGAAAATGTTCAAAGACAAGCCTTAGGGTTAGCTCCAAAAGTTCCAATTGCAAGTCTTTCTGCTTCCAATAACATGAGCCTCCCTAATGCGACCATTTCAGTGCCTGGAGCTGAAGGGCAAGTGATGCCCGATCAAGGCTTGGCACAACCTGTTGCCCCTGTGACGACAGTTGGTCCGATGGGCGCAACCTCTGGTTTAAATGATATGGCTTCAGGCCTTTCACTAAAGGCAAAGACGGAAGGCCAAATTGGAAACGAGCAATCAACTGTTCTAGATAAGCTTGCAACAGATTTAGCTGTTAATCATGCAGCTCGTGACGAGGTCAGATCAAAGATCGAGGCTCAGAACGAGGACCTTTATAATAAAATTCTTAATAACAAAGTTGAGCCGAATAGATATTGGGCCAATAAATCTACTGGCAACAAGATCGCTGCAAGTATTGCAGTAGCGTTAGGTGCTTTAGGCTCAGCGATGCTCAAAGACAATAAAAACGATGCTTTAGATATTATTAATAAAGCTATTGATAATGACATTAATGCTCAAAAAGCAGATATGAATAATCAACAAAGCCTTTACCAACAAAACCTTCAAAAATATAAAGATGTAACCTTAGCTGAAGAAGCAACCCGCCTACAATACAACGCCATTGCTCAAGCCAAAGTGAACCAAATTGGCGCTAAGTATCAGGGCGATCTATCTAAAGCTAATAGATTGTTATTATTAGGGCAGTTAAAAAGCCAACAACAAGCCGGAGCAGAGAAACTAACTGACCTTACCTTGCAAGCTCAATCGCTTTACGGCGGTGTACCTGCTAACTCTATGGCAGATTTAAAGTTACTCGTCACAGACCCTAAATATAAAGAACATAGAATTGTTGTAGGTAATAAAGTCTATCAAGCTTCAAGCCCTGATGACAAAAAAGTTTTAACGGATCTTCAATCAGAATATGAGCCTGTTAGAAGTATGGTTGCTCAGCTCAACGACCTACAAGGCAACCCAAAAACCCTTATAGGCGGGACGCCAGAAAACGAAAGAGCGCAAACAATTAGAGCGTTTCTAGTTCCTCGATTAAATAAAATGCATGGTTTGAATAGACTTTCTGAAGCAGACATTCATCTCATGAGCACTCAGTTAGCTGACCCTGCTAAATTTAAAGAGTTTATGTCAGGTAAAGCTAAGAATGATCAATTTATGCAGAACCTTAATGAGGACTTAGAATCTAATTATAAAAACCGGCTTGTTAACTATCGTGGAGCTGGAACTTATAAAACTTTTACACCTTTGAGATAAAATGGCAGACGAACAGTTTGGCGGCAAAGTACCTGTTATAAACCCCTACGGTCAATTCGGCACGATCGATGAGACTGAGTTGGGTCAAGCTGTTAAAGACGGTGGGTTTCGTGTTGCCACAGAGAATGAAATCAACAAATACGTCGATAAGAAAAAATATGGAGAGGGGTTTACCAACTCTCTTAAAGCTACGGCTTATGGTTTCTTAAGAGGAGCATCCGGCGGAGTATCAGATTACATTGCTAAAACAGGTCTTGCCGATATCGATGAGATGCGAGGCCTTAAAGAAAATAAACCCATCGCTAGCACTGTTGGTGAAATTGGTGGATTTGGTGCAGCTCTAGCAGTCCCTGGCCTTGGAGAAGAGGCGGCGGGAGCTAAGGCTTTAGGGGCTGCTGATCTTATAAACCCAGTTAAGGCAGTCTCAAAGCTTGGCCGGGCAACGAGTGAAGCGGCTCTGCCAGCCTTACAATCAGGCACGAAGTCCTTATTAGGAACAGGTGTCGGTAAAGAAACTGTAAGCAAGATACTTTCTCATGGAGCTGCTGATGCTTTAGGTTCGGCTGTAGAAGCTGGAGCACTAGGTTTAGGCCAAAGTGTTTCTGAACATGCCCTTGGTGACCCTGATCTTAACGCTGAAAAAGTTATGTCTAATGTCGGCTACAGCGCCTTATTTGGGGGAGCCCTTGGCGGCTTATTAGGCGCAGGAACCGAAGCTATTAAGGGGGCTAAGAACCCTTTCTCAGGCCGATTTATATCGGAACTCGATAAGCCTGGCGTAGAGATGGGAGATTTCAAGAGCATTATCAATAGCTCTGAAATGCCAGAGGTTGAGAAAAAAGGTATCTTGGACGGCCTTTTTAAGAAAAAGAAAAACGCTACGGAGATTGAACAGGCGGCCCAAGAAATAGGAGCCCCTGTATTAGAGAGCCAAATATCAGATAGTGTCGCTGTTCAAAAGGCGGATTCTGCATTAATCAATGGCGCCCCCACATACGCCGGCCTTAGAAGGCAGAGGCTAGCTGCAGATGGTTATAATAAAGCAACCGGAGCTATTGAAGGTGCTTTAGGTAAAGGCATTGATACTTCTGAAACAGCGATTGGGAATCAACTCAAAGAATCTCTGACGACAAAACTCAATTCTCAACGCAAGGTAATGGACGACCTTTACTCTAATATAAAGACACAGTTCCCGACCATTCCAGTAGATGAATCATCCCTTGTAAAGGGGGCTACCAATTTAACTAGCCTTCCTGAGTTTGAGCAATTTGCTCGTTTGTCGCCAAAGAACCCTAAATATAAGTTCTTAACTGAGACTTCTGAATTACTCAAAAATGCGAAAACTGTTGATGATATTAAGTTTCTATCTAAACAAATAGGCGATGATGTTTCTGCTCTTGGCAATACACCTGAGATGAAACGTTTGGGTGCGCTAGTAAGAAACGAATTAAAAGAGATAGAACAATCGTCTTTAGTTAAATTTGCTGATGAGAACGCATCTAAGTTTGCAAATCCAGAAAACATTCAGCAGCTCATGTTTGAACGCAAGATGGCTGATGACTCTTATAAAGAGTTTATAACTAAAGGCAAAGAGCTAGCCAAGGGTCTTGGTAAAAAGAAAATTTATGGTGCTGCTGATCTGGTTGATTTCATCGAAGAGATGAACCCTCAGCAATTAGCAAAAAAGTTATTTCAAGATAAGAACGTCGAATTTGTTCAGTTTGTTGGTAAGCATTTCCCAGAAGAAATGCAGATGGTCAGGGATTATCAGGTTGGTAAGATCTACCAATCTTCTATTAAAAACGGTGCGTTCAGTCCCGCTGAGGCGTTAAAGCAAGTTAATAACCTTCAGCCAGAAATTCGGGACGCTCTGTTTAGCCCAGCACAACTCAAGCAAATGCGAGCAGGGCAAACCTATTTAGAATCTCTACCTAAAAACTTTAACCCTTCAAATACAGATAACCAGAGAGTTTTTAGAGAGGCTTTTGAAATAGGTGGTAAAGACGCTCTAGGGTTAGCTTTGGGTGGGATAAAGGGACTCATTTTAGGCAAGGTCGGAGCCGAAGCTAGAGATCTGGCTCTTGAGCAGTTTGTAAAAACGTTTGGAGTGGATAAGTTAATAAAGCTTGAACGCGCTGGCCTTAAAACAAATAACGCTATAAATGATGCAGCCCAAAAGTTTTTTAAATTTGTACCCGCCAAACAGGATGTTTCAAGTTACATAGGCTCTAAACTAGGAACGAACTCCCCTGAGCATATAGAGAAATCTAATAAAGAGTTTGACCATATGGTCGCTCACCTCCAAGAGTTGCAAAACAACCCTTCTCAAATGATTGATAAATTAGAAGCAGCAACTAAGAGCGTATATGACGTAGCACCTAATTTATCAGGGAGCTTACAAGCTGGGACGATTAGGGCAACAGACTTTCTAATATCAAAGATGCCGTCTAAAGGTCATAAAAGAGCCTTGTCTCCGTCCTTTAAATTAAGTAATGCTGAATTATCAAAGTTTCAAAGATATATCAGGACAGTTGAAAAGCCATTATCAAGCCTCGATCAGTTAAGAAATCATACTTTAACCCCAGAGACCATTGAAACGCTGAATGTTGTTTACCCAAAACTATATGGGCATATGAAGTCAGTCATCACAGATAAACTAACTGATTTCTTAGCTAAAAATAAACCCGAACAAATTCCTTATGCGTACAAACAATCGTTAAGCTTTTTCTTAGGTGAAGATTTAATGGACTCTTTGGCTCAAGAAAACATTGCTTCTAACCAAATGGTTTTAGCAGGTAACGGGCAGCAGCAAGCTCAAAACCAAATGGACCAAAAAGTAAGAACGTCTCAAGATGGTTTAAGTAAACTATCTTTAGCTAATAACGCCCTTACACCGTTGCAAAAATCTCAGATGAGGATGAGCTAATGTCGGGGCGCAAGAACACATTAGTTCCAATACCAGTAATCACTAATGGCGACATGTCAGGTAGTCTTACATCTCTTTCAACTAACATTCAGTATTTGGATTTCTGGAGCTTTGAGTTTGTAGCGACTGGATCTGCTGATGGTCAATATGACATTCAAGTAAGCCACGACAATTTAAATTGGGTTACTTTAAATCTGCCGGTTACAGCAGCTATCATAGCTGGGTCTCCTAACCCAGTTATTATCGCTAACACTGAGGTTGTACCTGAACCTTATGTTCGAGCAATTTACACGGCTACATCTGGCACTGGCACTCTTAACGTCACACTTACAGCAAGGCAGGGGTAATAAATGGCAAGTTTATATATTAATTACCCTGGTTCTTCAGGTGGTGGCGGGTCTGGGACTGACGTCAATATTCATGACTCTTC